GTGGTGGAAGAAGACTTTCTAAGAAAATTTATTTTTAGTGTGCAGTTACTAAACGCATTTCACAGTTAATACAAAGGTTTTTCTTCAGAGATTCATCACATTTTTCTGCAACTTTCTGAGCAACAGAACATGTTTCACATTTGCAAACAGATTTACACCAGCATTCATCTTTTAACATTGCAAGAGCATATTCAACACTACAGAATTTATTTGGAGGTTGTTTAAACAATTGTGATTCTTCATATTTCTTTCTCATCTTGCGAGCAATTTCTTCACGTTCTATTATTTGAGCTTGAAGAATTCGTGTTTCTTCTTCATATTTAAGAATTTCTTCAATTGTAATATTAACTTGTTGCTCGGTCATCTTTGCTTTCCGTACAAAACTATTGTTTTAAAGTAAAAAATCCGTTTTTGTTGGTTTAAAATTAATTGGATTTAGTCATTGTATTTGAGTCCGAACTTTTCAAATGTCCTGCAATAGACACAGATTGGTCCCCCATGAGAAGACTCGTCTAGTTCATCGCATCGGCAGTTAATAGTGGCCACACAGTAATTACACCAAGGACCATCATCTTCTTCGTAGATTACACACTCACATTCAGATGAACACTCATCAGGAATGTAAAAGTCGTCATTCCACCACTCCCCACCTGCACGCTCAATTGCATCTATACGTGCTTTGTCCACCAAATATTTTTCCCAATAAAATTGGTTTGATGCTATTTTTGCTTCTGCCTCAACAATAGAAGAATCTACAGGAACTGGTTCAGGAACCCAGTCCTCAAGTGGAGTTGTAAGCCATAAGTTTAAAGCAGTTTGCCATTCCAAATTTTGTTGCGCCATACTATCTAATATTATATAACTAAAAAATCCGTTTTTAAGGTTTAGGATTCTTAGCCATTTGTTCTTCTTTTGCTCGAACACCTTTTTGTGTATATTTACCATTTTTTCCTTGTCCCTTTTCTTTTTGGTTTTTCTTTGACTCTTTGCGCGTCTTTGGTTGATTGTCCATCCTACTAATAAAGCATTTAGACCTAAAAAATCCGTTTTTAATAAATGACTGATCAATGTTCAATATGTTATGAACATATGGATATGAAATCTTTTAAAGATTCTAATACTTCTACAACTACATGTGTTAAATTAGAATGTGAACATGCATATCATACAACATGTATAATTACTGTATTAAATAAAACTAATGCTCAATGTCCTTTATGTGGAAAAAATAAAGTTAGTGATGAAGTTACAAGAGAAGGATTATTAAAAAAGATTTTTTCTTCAGCAAAAAGAAATCCAGAAATTAAACAAAGTATTCAAGAATTCAAAGAATCTTTTTCTTCATACAAAGAATTAATTAAACAATTAAAAATAGAAACAGAAGAATTTATTATTAATCGTATGAAAGAAACAAATTTCAAGCAAAATAGAACGTATTTAATTAAGACTATGGATAATGTTAGATGTAGCGTAAGAAGATATGCTAAAAATATGGGTCCACAATATGTTGGTGCTTTAACACCAGGTAATGGTACACAGTATTGGTTAAAAAGAAGAATTAATACAGAATTTTTTGGAATAAGAGGATGGAGAAATTATAATATTATTAATTATCCTGTGTTAAGAATCCGTATGAATTCTATTTTGAAAAAGATATAATGGAATCATGGTATTCATTTATTATTGGAATTGTTGCTTTTTGTTATATAAAATCATTTAATAGAAATGCTAAACTCTATTTAGAGAGTGAAAAAACACTTTCGTGGAATGATCTATTCACGAAAGTGATTCCAGTTTTACAGCCCCACCCAGAATCGAACTGGGGTTTCAGGGGTCAAAGCCCTGTGTCTTAACCACTAGACGATGAGACTCATCAACGAAATGTTGAAGTATAACAATTATCGATATTTCCCCAATTTGCTTTTATTTGAGTATGCTTTTCACTAGTTAGAGCCCACCGCCCAAGCAACCTGATTGTTATTTGAATAAATTTGAACATCTTAAGCTTAGATTAAGTTTAAACTATAAAATATAAATCCGTTTTATACGATCTCTGCAGGGATTGAACCTGCGACCTTCCGGTTAACAGCCAGATGCTCTAACCACTGAGCTAAGAGATCAAGTACCCTACATGGGAATTGAACCCACGACCTCCGACTTAGAAGGTCGGCGCTCTATCCACTGAGCTAGTAGGGCAATTTAGCAGCGGTGGGATTCGAACCCACGCAGATTTCTCCACAGGTTCTTAAGACCTGCGCCTTAACCACTCGGCCACACTGCTACTATTACATAGAGATAATACGTTTAAATGTGTTTCTGAGTTTAGACATTATGAACTTACACTAGTAAATATGTGTGGAATTTGGGGCATATTTGGATCTCAATTTCCATCAAAAGAAATTATAAAGAAATGTATTGAATTACTAATTCCAAGAGGTCCTGAATTTTTTTCAATAAAAGAATTTACAAATGTTATTTTAGGATTTACAAGATTAGGTATTAATGGATTATCAGAAATTGGTAATCAACCTATAATTCGTAATAATATTGCAGTAGTATGTAACGGTGAAATTTATAATTATAAAGAATTAGCTACTAAATGGAATATAGAATTACCTATTGGTTGCAGTGATTGTGAAATTTTACCTTATTTATTTTCAAAATTAAATCCTACTGAAGTTTTTCGATCATTAGATGGTGTATTTTCAATAATCGTATATAATATTTCTACAGGTGAAGTTATTATTGGAAGAGATCCTTATGGCGTAAGACCTCTTTTTATTGGAAAAACAAATAATTATTTTGTTGTATCATCTGAAATAAAAGCATTAGAAAATATTTGTGATGAAATAAAACCTTTTGAACCTGGAACATGGTTATCTCAAAATAAATCTACAAAATACCATACAATTCCATGGATAAAAAATCCTTCTTTAAATGATGAAGTATTTGCAAGATATTCTTTAAAAAATGTATTTGAAAAAGCAATTAAAAAACGTCTTTTAAGTGAAAGACCTATTGGTGCTTTATTAAGTGGAGGATTAGATTCTTCTTTAGTATGTGCTAATCTTAGTAAATATACTGATAAACTAAATACATTTAGTATTGGAATGGAAGGTTCTACTGATTTAAAATGTGCTAGAATTGTTGCTAATCATATAAAATCAAATCATCATGAAATTATTTTAACTAAGGAAGATTTTTTCAGAGTTATTCCACAAGTAATTTATGCAATTGAATCTTATGATGTTACAAGTGTAAGAGCTTCTGTTGGTAATTGGTTAATTGGAAAATATATTAAAGAAAATACTGATATTAAAGTTGTATTTAATGGAGATGGATCAGATGAAATTGGTGGTGGATATTTATATTTTTCAAGAGCTCCTTCAGATGAAGAATTTGAATCAGAAATTGAAAGATTATTAACTGATATTCATATGTTTGATGTTCTAAGAAGTGATAGATGTATGTCTTCACATGGATTAGAACCAAGAACACCTTTTTTAGATAAACAATTTGTTAATGTTTGGAGGTCTATTCCAACTAATTTTCTAAGAACTAGTCAAGAAAAATATATTTTAAGATCATCATTTTATAACGATTTATTACCTCCAGAAATTCTATGGAGAAAAAAAGAAGCGTTTAGTGATGGTGTAAGTTCTATTGAAGAACCTTGGCATGCATCTATAAATAAATATGCTATTTCTCAAGGTTATGAATCTGAAAAAGATATGTATAAAAAATTATTTATTGGTTTTTTTGGAGAGAAGTGTTTATCTGTAATACCTTATATGTGGATGCCTAAATGGTCTCCAGAAACTACAGATCCTTCAGCAAGAACTTTATCTATTTATTGAATTATTATTTGTTTAGGATTTAAATGTTCACTAATTGGTTTTAGGGATTTAATGAAATCAAGAAATGCATGTAATATTTCTCTAAATTCTTTAATATAATCATTTGAAATATTATTAAATTCACCACCTGCAAGTGTATAAAGATTTTGTATTTTATTAAATAAATTTTGACGAAAATCAACATAATGTGCTATAACAATACTAAATCTTGGACGAAGTAGTAATTTAACTACTTTGAGAATATTATTGAAACTATCTTTACTTGTTAGAGATTGTTCTACTTTTGCAATAGTGATTTTTATTTGAATAATTAAAACACTAAGTTCATGTTTTAATGTAACATTTTTATCTTTTTTTGCGAACTTTTTAGTACGCCGATGTTCAGGTTTTAAAGTCCTATTAAAATTAATTCGGTCTTCATATGAAAGAAATGGCATAATTTCATAATGAATTGTATCTTCTGATAAATCATCCATTGACGTCATACTATCTAAAAATTTATAACTAAAAAATCCGTTTTTAACCTAAATTAAATCTTTTCTTAAAATCTTTTACAGATTCTTTAAATGAAGGTTTATTCCATAAAATCCATTTGCTTAAAGCACCAGGAGTATCAGGTTTATTCCAATGTTCTCCCATTCCTGAATGTCTTTTTAAATAAAGGGCTCGTCTTCTTGTATCTTTATGTTTAGTAAAATCAGACATTCCTCTTGCACCAAATCGAACTACTTTTTCATGTCCATCTGGGTAAACAAATATAGCATCAAATTTCTTTTCCTTTTTATGTGATTTTCGAATAGTTTTCAATCTCATTATTAATAATAATGGAAAAATGGTACAAGGAAGTAAGACAATTAAGAGATAAAAGTGAGGATGGCTATAAAACAGAAAAATTCTGCCATGATATTTGGCACAGTATAAATACTAAAAAAATAAAGAAACCTGAAAAATTCAAACTTAAAACCGGCCCTGAATTTGATTCATGGATAGATTCTTTAGAAGAAGAGTATGACCCGAAATTAATTAAAGCTATTTTAGATGATGATCATTTTTGGCTTCTAACGTTTGAGACTGCTCGGAAATTGTAGGTATTATAATTTCTTGTTTTTTTTCAGTATCATCAAAAGATAATTTTGAAGCGGGAATTTGTTGCCTTATGGGAATTCTAATTATTGGAAGTCTATAAGGACGCATTTATTTTATAGTAAATGAAAAATGGAACAATATAAACATAGGAATTATTAATATAAGTATGGGTGATACAATTATTGGAGTTCAATTTGGAATCGCCAACCCCGACGAAATTCTTTCAAGAAGTGTTGTCGAGGTTATTACAGATAAAACTTATCAAATTGACCAACCTGTTCCAGGTGGTGTATTTGATCGTAGATTTGGTGTAATTGATAATGGTTCAATTTGCACGACATGTAAACAAACTAATCTTTTATGTCCTGGTCACTTTGGACATATTCAATTAGCTCGTCCTGTATATTTATATCAATTTCTTCCTGAAATTATTAAGATTCTTCAAAATGTATGTTTAAATTGTTCTAATCCTTATTTAGTTGATGAAGAACTTGAAAAGATTGAGAAGAAATTTCAAGGTATGGACAGATTTAACGCTGTTCGTGATAAAACTGCAAGTTATAAAACTAAAGAACTTAAATCAGGGTCATGTCCTCATTGTGAAACACCTCTTATAAAAAAGATTGAAAAGGAAGATTTGACTGTTGCATCTCTTCAAGCAATTACATATGATGATGAAGCAGAACCTATTCCTTTAGAAGTTGAACTTGTTCTAAGATGTTTTCAACGTATTACTGATCGTCATGTAGAATTACTTGGATTTAATTCTAAATTTTCTCGTCCTGATTGGATGATTTGTACTGTTTTAGCAGTACCCCCACTAACTGTTCGTCCTTCTGTTATTATGGAAGATAATCAGCGTATGGAAGATGATCTAACACATAAGTTGATTGATATTGTTCGTAATAATCAACGTCTTCGTGAAAAGATTGATAAAGGTGAATCTCTTGATGTAATTAAAAAATATACAACACTACTTCAATTTGATGTTGCAACATATGTAGATAATGATATTAAAGGATTACCTCCTGCAGCACAACGTTCTGGGCGTCCTCTAAAAACTTTGAAATCACGTCTTGGTGCTAAAACTGGTCGTGTTCGTGGAAATTTGATGGGTAAGCGTGTAGATTTCTCTGCTCGTTCTGTTATTACTCCGGATGCAAATATTGATGTAGATGAACTTGGAGTTCCTCAAGAAATTGCAATGAATTTAACTTTTCCTGAAATTGTTACTGGATATAATCGTGATAGACTAATGTCTTATATTCGTAATGGAACTGGAAAATATCCTGGAGCAAAATCAGTATTTCTTAAAGAAGATGGTCGTTCATTAAGTTTAAAATTTGTAAATCCTGAAATTATTGATTTGAAAGAAGGTGATGTAGTTCATCGTCATCTTGTTGATGGTGATGTAGTTCTATTTAATCGTCAACCTTCTCTACACAAAGGTTCGATGGAATGTCATCGTATTAAAGTTCTTCCTTATTCAACTTTCCGCCTAAATGTATCTGCTACTCGTCCTTATAATGCTGATTTTGATGGTGATGAAATGAATATGCACGTTCCTCAAAGTATTGCTGCTGCAACAGAGCTTAAATATCTAGCTTCTGTTCTAAGACAAATTATTTCACCAAGAACTAATTCTCCTATTATTCAATTCTTTCAAGATACTATGACCGGATTATTTCGTATTGGAAAAGATACTGAAGTTCCTGAACATATTGCTATGAATATTCTTTCAAGAATGAAAAAACCTCTTTCCGCATATTCTCGAACTAATAAAAATATTAGTGGTCGTGATTTAATTTCAACTACATTTCCTTTGATTGACTTGAATAGCAAATTAGTAATTAAAGAAGGAAGACTTGTTAAAGGACAATTAAAGAAGGGTGCATTTGGATCAGCATCTGAAGGTTTGCTACATGTTATTTACAATGATTTTGGTCCTCATCGTGCAGGACAATTTATTAATGATGTTCAAAATGTTATTACAAAATTCAATTTATTTACTGGATTTTCTGTAGGTGCATCTGATTTAATTGCAAATGAAGAAACGATGGAAGTAATTCGTACACAACTTGAAAAAGGTAGAAAGAAAGTAGCTGAGATTCTTTCAAGTGTTCATTCAGGAACATTCTTAAATAATTCAGGTCGTCCTGATGGTGAAGAATTAGAAAATCAAATTTCTAATGCTCTAAAAGACATTTCATCAGAAATTAATAATCAAATGACGGCAAGTTTGCCTGATGATAATCGTATGAAAGAAATGGTAGAATCAGGATCTAAAGGTTCTTATCTAAATATCGGGCAAATGGCTGCTTTATTAGGACAACAACTTATTGGTGGTCGTCGTATTCAATATACTCTACAAGATAGAACTCTTCCTCATTTTGCTAAATACGATGATGGTATTGAATCACGTGGATTTGTAGAAAATTCATTTATTACAGGTATTCGTCCTGCTGAATTCTTCTTTCATGCTATGGGTGGTCGTGAAGGTTTGATTGATACAGCAGTAAAGACATCAGATTCAGGATATATTCAACGAAAACTTGTTAAGTCAATGGAAGATTTGCATGTAGAATATGATGGAACTGTTCGTAATGTTAATGGAACTATTGTTCAATTTAGATATGGTGGTGATGGTATTGATTCTGGATGTGTAGAAGTTCAACAATGTAATCTTGGATTAATGTCTCTAGCAGATATTTATGAGCATTATGCTTTATCATTAGAAGAACTTAAGAAAGTATGTTCTGAAGATGTTAATGAAACACCTGATTTAGTAGATGAAATTATTAAAGACAGAGATGTTCTTGTTCGCGATATTCTAAGATTTACTAAAAAAGAAGAAGTAAGTGCTCCCGTAAATCTAAAGCGTATTACTGAAAAATATGCTAATCCTTATGCTACAAAAACCAATTTGACTCCAATTTATGTAATTAAAGAAATTCAAAGAATTTGTGAAGAACCTATTCTAAAATATAATAAACTATTTCATATTTTACTAAGATTTTACTTAGCACCTAAAAAATCAATTATGGTTCTACGATTAACAAAAGAATTATTTGATGAATTAATTCGTGAAGTTCAATTTAAATATATTCAATCTACAGTTCATGCTGGCGAAATGGTAGGAACTATTGCAGCACAATCTATTGGTGAACCTACTACACAACTTACACTAAATACTTTCCATTCAGCTGGAACTGCTAAAGCTAATGCAACACAAGGTGTTCCTCGTATTGTAGAACTTTTGAGTGTATCATCAAATCCTAAAAATCCTTCAAATGTAGTATATTTAGATTCAAAAATAGCTATTTCATCAGATGATGTATTATCAAAGAAAAAGGAAATTCAAAAGACGACAATGCGTGATATTACAAAATCTGTTCGTATTTATTATGATCCGAACCCTTTAACAACTGATTCTGTAGTTGAAGAAGATCGTGAATTACTAAAATCTTATCAAAAATTTTCAGTAACACAAGGACAGAGTTGTACATCTCCATGGATTATGCGACTAGAATTAGATAAAGATGAAATGGTTGCTCGTAATATTATTGATATGACATTAATTCAAACAAAACTAGAAAATAATAAAGTTCTTCGTATATTCTCATGTGCGCATTCAGATACAAATTCACCGGATAAAATTGTAATTCGTATTGTATTCGCTCAAGAAGTTGTTAAGAATGCTTTATCTTTAAGATTTATTGAAGATAAATTACTAGATACTGTTCTAACAGGAGTTGAAGGAATTGGAAAAGTATTTGTTCGTGAATTATCTAAAGAATTACTATTTGATGAAACTATTGGTGGATATATTCCTCTAAAACAATATGTTCTTGATGTCGAAGGAACAAATTTACTTGATTTAAGTTCAGTTCCTGGAACTGATCCTTTCCGTTCATTCTCAAATGATATTTATGAAGTTTTGGATGTATTTGGTATTGAAACTGTTCGTTCAATGTTATTTGAAGAATTTATGGAAGTATTTGCTACAGAATTTGTAAATTATCATCATATGATTACATTAATTGATACAATGACTTATTCTGGTCGTCTAATTGAAGCAAATAGATTTGGTATGAATAAAAGTGAATCAGGTGTTCTTGCTAAATCAACATTTGAAGAAACTACTAAAGTATTATTTGGTGCTGCATTAGGATCACAATTTGATAATATGCGTGGTGTTTCTGCCAATATTATGTTTGGACAAAAACCGCCATGTGGAACAGGGTTTGTAGATATTTTAGTAGATGAAACTAAATTACCTGAAGGTTCTGAAGAAGATTTATCTGTATTTGAAACTGATTTGAAATCAGCTAATGCTCGTGTAGAAGAAGAAGAACGTAAAGATGCAGAACAAGGTGCATGTAACATGGAAGATATTGCTATGGAATGGTAAAACTCTACCAACTCCATGAACCTCCAAAACCTGAATGATAAATTACTAAAGAATTAGGATATTTTTCTTTTAGACAATTATGTAAAACTTTATCATCTGAAGTAATACATTCATTAGGTTTAGCTTTTCTATATGCTGAATCATTCACCATAAATGGATAGATTTTCTCAGTTGGAATAACTAATATATCATCACTTGATTTCATTGCTGATCTGAAAAAATACGGACCAGTAGTGCGATTAATATATACACTATCCCAATCTACATTTTCTAAAACATCATAATTAAGTAATCTTTTTATAATTGATGAACCAGGTTGAGCAGCAAAAAATCCATTAGACATATATTTTTTTCCATCAATACCTTTACAATTTAATTCACATGGATCTTCATTTGCAACAATTAATTCTCTTTTATTATTTTTTGTTATAAAATCTAAGAATTTAATTGAAATTTCAAATAAAGAATCTAAATAAATTCCACCAAATCTATGTAAAATTTCTAATCTTGCTAAATCAGCAACTTGTGCGAATCTTGATTGTTCTAATTCTTCACCTTTTTCAATAGCTAATTGAATAAATTCCCATACAAGAGGAAAATTTTCATAAAATAAATCATTATTTGTCCATAATTTATATTGATAACCATTTTTTAAAGCTAAAGTTTCAACATTTTTCATAAGATGATATCTAACTGAATTTTCAGCAAGAGGTTTACCAAACCATATTTGATTAATTATTTTAGGTATTTCTTTTCTTTCAGAAATAAAAAGTTTTTCATTAAAAAAGAATTGACGTTCAGATAATTTCAAAGTATTACTTTTTTTATTAAATATAGTTTTACAAATAGATTGAGTTTTTCTATAAAATAAAAGAGCATTTCTTTTATGTTCAATTTCATGAGGAGATAATTTAGGACCTAAATCAAAAAATTTTGCTGAATGAAAATATTTTTTTACCATACGATGAACTTTTCTATGATGTTCATGACCATATTCACCTTTTTCACTATGTGAAAGAACTAATTTCCATGATTTTGTAGCTAATTTTTTAAGAAAATTATCAAATATACTTCCATCATATAATTTATCAGCAACTAAAGGGTCTTCAGTATATTCATCTTTAACATCAAACATAATGTATCTTGTAACATTACAATAGGACATAGTACTAAAAAATTCACGTGATCTTACAGGATCGTTTAAATGCGTAGAGCATATAACAAACCATCCTGATTGTGATAATAAATTTGAACCTCCCCAAAGAATTTCATCATCTGGATGTGCTACAATAAGTAGTTTATCTACTTCCATTATTTATTCATATGAATATTATTAATTGGAATACGCTAGACCACCCATACCTGACATAATACGAAGAATGTTATAGTTAATCGCATATACACGAATATTATATGTTAAATCAGTATCTGGATCTACAGTTACACCACCTGAAATAGTTAATACTAAAGTAGCTGTATCAATTCTTGAAAAGTTACATGTTCCACTCGGTTGATGCTCTTCAGGTTTTAGTGCAAATGAATAAGAATATACTGAAGGACCAGGTTTCTGACCTGAATGATGTTGGAAATTTTGAACACTACTAAAATAATTGCCATATCTTTTATCCATACGATCTTGACCATTAATTTGTATTAATTGTTCAAATACATCATTTCCACCATAAGTAAAAGGTTGAAGTCTAGGTTCATTTCTACCTTTAGCTATATTACAATTTGTATAATAAGAAGGTTGAACTACCCATATAAGTTCTTTTACAGGATGATTAAATGTTAAATCAATTCTATTTGAATAAGAAGAAACACCTTTATCTTCATTAAATTGAGTTTGTTCAATTAAATATTCATGTGATTGTTGAGCCATACGACGACGTTCCTCTGTATCTAAATAAATATAATCTACATAAAGTGCAGCTTCAAGAGGAGCAGGAACACTGTCTCTAAAATTACCAGCAATGAATTCAACATCATTCCATAAAACATTAATACGAACTTCATGATATTGAAGAGCAATTAAAGGTAAAGCTACACCAGGATTTTTAGTATAGAAAAATGGTAGAGGGATATAAAGAACATTATTAGGTATAGAAGGACGACCTGAACCTAAATTACAAGATCTCAATCCACCCATAACTTGAGAGCCAGCACTAGTACCTCCTCCAACCATCATGTCAAGTTCTGCTCTTTTATCATACGGTAAAGTCATTTCAGACCATAAATGTATAAATTCTCCATATAATCTATCAATTAATTGTCCACCAATTTCAAGCTCTACATGACGTAAAAGATTGAATCCAATTCTTCCGACATCATTATTATAAGTACCTTCAGCAAGAACTACTTCTAAATAAGTTGCACCCATTAAATCAGCATGACGACCTAGAACGGCTGAATTTTTTACACCCCAAGCAGCTTGACCATTAAAATTCACACGAAATGCTTCCATAGCAAAATTCGTGTGACGCTTGTAAAGACTTTTAAAGAATGTAATTTGAGGATTACCTGAAATATACGCATCCTGTGCACCATATGCTACAAGTTGTAATAAACCACCACCCATGTTTGTATTTATATATTACATTACTTTTTTTCCTTAGATATGAACTTATTTACCACCACGACGACGACGACGAGTTCCACCTACAATAGGAGCAGGTGATAAACCATGAGAACCACCCTTCTTTTTATAAGTGGCCTTTGCCGTTTTTAATACATGTTTAAACCAATTTTTACCCATTGATCCTTTCTTGCCTTTTTCAGATTTCATTGTAGCAGATACATGTTTCATCCATGCACTCTTTTTACGACCACCAGCTTTAGGTTCTTCTTTCATCATTTTAGATTCACCTTCCATTTTTTATACTTTAACGCATAGAAATTAAATTACAACATTATAAATAGGAGAAGTCTTTTGCATAGGTTGAAATGATACTGAAGGATCAGGCATTTGAGGAGTTTTATATGATTTAGGTTTTAATGCTCTTAATCCTGCAGGTTTTAAAACTGAACTATTTTGTTGAAATTCACCAATATATAATTCCATCATTGTATCAATTGAACCATAATTCATTAATGACCATTGACATCCATACGTTAATAAAATTTGAGGATTATTATTCTTTAAATCATCTAAATTATCAGGAACAACCATAGTAATATTATTACGATTATAATCAATTAATTCTTCATAATCATGTGGTTGTGAAGCTTGTGAATATGTATATCTACGTAAATGAGAAGTTGACCAAGATAAATTAATTAATTCTTCCATCAATGTTCCTTTAATTTCATTTCCACCTGAAACAATAATTACTTTACTTTGTAAATTACATATAGGTTCTACTGCTACATTTTTTCTTTGATATCCATATTCATAATCTAATAATCTAGGTTTTATTGCTGATTCTTTAATTAATTCTGCTGCTGCATTAATTACTGTAGTTTTATTTGTATGGAAAACTAAACTTAATATAAATGGATCAGAAGATACAGGACAGCTTATAGAATTAAATGCATTATTTCCAATAGAAGTTAAACATGCACTTAAAGGAACAGTATTATAAGCATAATCTGTTCCTAATTTTTGATTTTTAAGTCCAACAACAGGTTTATCATTACTATCAGCATAAACATCTAATTCTACTAATCTTGCTCCTGCTTTAATAACCATAGGAAGAACTTTATCAGAAATGTAATCATATACATCTGACGCTGGAAAAAGAGAATATGATGAACTTGCAATATAATAATCACATAAACGATAAGCGGGTGTTTGTGGACATCCCATAGGAGCTAATTTAGTAACAGATTCATAAGTTTTAAATATTGGTGTAGCTTCTAAAATAGCTTTATGTTCATTAGGAACTATTGCTTCATAAACAAAAAATCCTATTATAGCTATTCCAATAATACCAATAACTAAATATAAATAAAACATAGTATTATCTGCTGCTACTGGAAGAACAGTATCCATTACACTTTCGCTATATTAAAAAATAATTCTCTAAAACTTCTACATACTTTATCATGAATTCTTTTATCCATAGGTATTTCATTTAAGCAATAATGATGAAATATTAAACAATACATTCCACATTCAGTATCTTCATATTGATGACGAGTTTTATTATATGAAAGAAGCATTTTCTCTGGATGATTTGAATCCCATTCTTCTTTCCATCTAAACATTAATCTTTGAATTTCAGGTTCAGGTTGTTCAGCATATGAATCAAAATATGTAAATCTTGGATATTCTAATTCAGGTCTTAAATCACAATATACTGCAATCCAATGTTGTCCTGGTCCTGTACTTACATCTGTATTAAATACAATTCCTATTCTTGTATAACCTTTCTTTAAAAGATTATCTAATTTTATAGCACATAAAGAATCAACAATACATTTTCCTAATTCTGATTTCTTATCAAAATCAATTGGAATAGTTCCTAAATATTTATAACCTACATATAATTTTTGAAGTTGTTTTTCAATTTTATCTATATCTTCTGATGATAACCATTCTTTAGGATTTGTAGACCATGAATCAGGAGCTTTAGGTTTTTTCATAAATTCAGTAATAATACATTGTAATCCTTGTTCGCAATGTTTATGAAATCTTTGTTGTAATTCTTTCCATATATATGACGCTGAACCTTCAGATATTGGATTTGATGGATATTCTTTATTAAAAATTTGTCTTAATCTTTCTATTTCATCTGAATCCATTATCTTAAAAATGGATTATGTTTTATCCTATTTTAAGAATAATAACGATGGAAGAAACGATGCGCCAATATAAAGAAAACGCTCTAAAAGAAGTTAAGTCTTGTGTTAAGAAACTAGTCGATACTGAAAAAGAACTTGCTGAACTAAATAAACTAGTATATGAGAAACGTGAAAAACGTTCTGTTATTAAAGATGAATTAGCACAAGTTATTAAACTTCCTGAATTTGCTCAATTAGATAAAATGAAAGTTGAAGAAGAAAATGTTGAAATTCAAATTATTAAACCTGGTTCTCAAAAACCTTGGAATATTTCAAAATCTGATCTTAAAGAATATTTAAAAGAACAACCTGAATTATATAATCATATTCTTAAAGAACAATCTAAGAAACTTATTTCTCAAGAATATAATTTTAATGTTGTATTTAAGTAACCATGGCAGTAGCTGATTTTACTACAACTAGATTTAGAAGATCAATTGCATTTAATACATGCGATAGTATGCATGACTTTTTAAAAGGACCTAGGTGTGATCCATCTCCAAGATCTAAACTAACTGAAGAATTAAATAAGAAACTTACATCATTTATTGCAGCTGGAATTTTTAATCCAGCAGAAGTTGGAACAATGTATAATACATTAACAGATGAATCTACTATTTCACATCCTGAAACAGCTGCTAAAAGATTAGTTGGAATACCGGATATTGAAACTCAAACTGTTTATGTTACAAATAATGATAATGCATTATCAGTTTTACAAGCAATATTTGGTTATTTTGGCCATGCTTCTATAACTGATGATAATAATCCAGTAAAAATAGTTATGGATGGTGGTTCAGGTGGATTAGGAGCATTAGCAAAAGTCTTAAATACAAAAGTATCTATTGTAAATGTAGTAACTCCTGCTACTGCTTGTGATTCAGCTGGATTATCTACTAAAGATTTATTTGGAAATTCAATATTATTTGAATCACCATTTTCTCCAGGATTAGATAATAAACCTCCTGAATTTTCTGATGCTGCATTTTTTTCTGGTTCAAAAATAGCACCACAATCAACAGTATATGATTCAAATATTAGACCTACATCTAGAATATTTGTTGATGATACATATATAGATTTAAGAACAGGATTAAGAGGTCCTCCTGTACCTGAATTATGTAATGCTATATTTCATCCTGCATATCAAGGTCCTTGGGGACTAAATAGATTTACTACAGCACAAAAATTCGATTTAAAAAGATGTGCTGATTCAGATCAAATAAGATACTGTAAAAAGTTAGGACATATATTTGTAACAATTGATGAAATTTGTGCTTATATTGCAGCTTACTTTTATGAAGTACCAACAATATTACAAACACATGGAGTAAAAGGAGCAAAATATTTTAAATTATTTAAACCTAATCAAGGTCTTGCTGATATGGTAGGTGGAAGTAAAACGGATTTTTCTTTTGTTATTCAACCATCAAGTATGCAACAAGGAGGAGGACATGAAGATTATGAAGTTCCATTAGATGAAACAGAAATCTTTTCTACTATATGTGGTTTAGCATCATCAACATTATTAAATGGATTAAATTCAAGTCCTGCATTTAAACCTTTGGCTGCAGCATGTAGTGCATTTAATTTATTACAAAAAACAGGATTGTTACAACAATCTTATATTTTACAACATAATGCAATATACCCCCCACCTTACAATGTTCATGCAGGAACAACAATTGATATTGTTAAAACTTGGGTAAGTGAAAATCCTTTATCAAAGAATGATATTACAACACAATTTCCACCTAGTGAATTTGCATCATTTATTGAAGAATTAAAAATGAAAGGAATATATCCTCCACCTGCTGGTGGATTACCTTCATTATTAGTTACTACGTACAAATTCATCGAGGAATATCCAAATAAAAATGTAGTTTTACTTACATTAGCACTTATTGATGCATATGTTACAAATCCATTAAGTCCTCAATTATCTGCTATACATACAATAATCTTTCATGATATTTTAATTCCAAGAAATCCTAATATAAAACCTCTACAAAACATTCCTGGAAACGACCATGTTAGTGCAGAAATTTCTGCAATATATTCTCAACTTATTGTTGTATTTTCTACATTTATTGGAGATTCTACAAAGACTTTTTTAATTGGTGCAGATGCTATGAAACTTGTTGCTGGTGGTAAACGCAAAAAAACACGCAAAAATAAATTAAAACGAAAACGGACTAAACGTAATAAGAAGTCTAAGAAATAAACATGTATAATCCTTACAATTCAAGAAATAAACTTCTATCATTAAAAGATATTCAAACTATACTTATT